CGCACGAGGCGTATTTATACCGGCACCCTTTCCGGCCCCTCCCCCGGGGTATCACTTTCGTTTTATTTATTTCTTTCTGCCTCATGGATCTCTCGATGACAGTTAGAACACACTACTATGCACTTCTTTATTTCTTCTTTGATTTTGCGTATGCTATGAAATGATTTACTAACTGCACGTTCTTTACTAAACAGAGGATGATATTCTAGGGCTGCAAGACATTTCTTATATCCACAAATACTACAACCCTTTCTTTTAGCGTCATCTCTTATCACTCTTAATTTAGGAGCAAGAACTTCCCTATTGTATTTCACTCTATAGGCTATCCATTTAGGATTTTTGCGCTTTCGTGCTTCCCCTCGTTGATTCTCACACTTCTTGCATCTTTGCTTCAAACCACTTGATTTGGTTCTATCCCTAAAGAAATACTCAGGCGTATAAGGCTTTTCCTCCTTACATATTGAACATCGTTTCAATCTAGGCTTAACCAGAACCAATGTTACCAATTATTTAATATCCTTCCCTTAAACAAAAAGCCCTCGTCTTTACAAACGAGAGCTATTCTATCTTTCTAGAAGAGAGATATAAATCATATCATAAGTGCATACACGACTTTAGGAAAAATGTCAAGGAGATTTTAAGAAAGTTGAAGGTAAATCCTCCCACAATAACCAAGGCATCTTCAAAGAGTGTTTCCTTACCCCTATATCTTTATCTTCATAAGGTTCTAATTGTTCGTATCTTCTCCAAGCTGCACAGATACCATCATATTCTCTACACTTGATAAAGTTTTCTTCAGTACACTTAACACAAGGGGGAATATCACCACCCCATCGTAGGTTATCAGCTTTGTATTCTTCAAAAGATAGTATTCTTTCAACCATCTCATTCCTTGAGTAATTCAGGTGATTCATAGAGGTTGCCAATAATTTCCATTCTTTCAAATACATCTTTGGTAGATGCAGCGGGATATTCGTTGAGATAAAACCCCCATCTTAATTCGTCAGATTCTCCAAACGCAACAACATAATAAAGCCATTCTATTCCATCATATCCATAGGGTTCTCTTACAATATCCCCCTCATAAATCTCTTTGCTATTTTTGTCCTTGAGGCCGGTATATTGCATAATAATTGCCTTGTCCCATTTTTGTTCTTCCCATGTTCCGTTTTCACAATAAACATTTGCTTCATCATGTCCATTTTCTATATCAGAGAAGGTAAACCCCGTAAACATTGTATCTTTGTCTTTTTTATGAAAAATATCTTCTTTTTTAACCCACGCCCTAAACTTAATCTCTCTCATATTATCCTCACAGGGGTACAACCCACCTATTCAGACCCGATGGGCGGGGGCTAAGGAGGTGATGAAGAATTAATCACAAAATAATAATAAACAAATAAATATTCCGCTCATAATTAACATTACTAATTCATAATCCATCATTTCCTCCAATATCCTGTTTCTTCTAAAAATCCTACTGTTATTTGTGCTATATATCTATTTACCTCTGCCACTATTGCCTTTGATTTTGCATCCTTCGCTTTCTTAGTTTTGTCTGATAACCCAATATACCCCTCAAAAGCTCCTCTCAGACCCCCCTTGTCCTTATAGGCTTTCATAAATACTTCTTTAGCAGTTCCTATCTGCGGGACTAAATGATATCTAATATATTCAGGTCTGCCTTTTTGATTATCAGGCCATATCTGAGCTACACCCTCAGCTTGTTTCTTGTGATCACCTACTGGCGGCCCCTTTTTATCTGGTATGGCATGACTTTCTGCTATCACCATCTCCGCTACTAATCTAGGATCAATAGGCCCTGATTCATTAATGATCGTCTGCGATAAGGCTCTGACATAAGTAGGGTCAAGTTCCTTGTTGTTCTTTAATAGGATGGCCTCAATTTGTTGCCTTATATAAAAACGCTGATTATATTGTTTGATACCTATATAGATTACAAATGTAACCCATCCAGCTAACAGTATTGCTAATCCCCAAAACAAGATGCATATCGTTCTCTCCTGCATCCACTTATCATCTTCGGAGTGCCGTTGTTTGTGTTTGTCGGGGAAAATGCGACCTCGCCAATACCATACCTGTTTAATTAACCAGATAGGAAACGGTATTTTTATTTTAGGTATTGTGTCACCATTAGCCATTAGTTACCTCCAATGATTTAATTTGTTCTTGTAGATATATCTTGATTGCCGCCTTGTCAGGTTTTGGATGTGTCTGCATAGCTCGATAATTCAATTCATTAAATTTCTTCTCACCTAATAGTTGCCGGAAAAACTCAATCTTTTCTACGGGACGACCATCTAGGAACGAATGACACCCATAACATAAAGACGTACAGTTATCAGGATCATATCTCACAGTCTTTTTTCCCCTTCCATGAAAATGGGCGCACGCCACGATATTGCCGGGATGATGACAGCGTTGGCATATATGTTTATCACGCAACCTCACATATTTGCTTACAAGGGTATCTAGGGGATCAATCCGTATCTTCACGTTTTCTTCTCTCTCCTTTCTCGTAAGGTCCGGATTCTTTGGGTGACGTTCGTCCCTTGTAGATGGCGGTCTACCTTTATAAAAATAGGGCACAGTCAAATAGGCAATCATATTTGCTGCGGCACCATAACCACTAGTTTGATTATGCTTTGCCCAATACTCAGCTTCTTCAAGCAAACAGTCTATAATTTCCTGATCGGTCAGCACAATTTTAACCTCAGCACTCATCTTACCCCTCCTTCCCCTTGTCACCCTGAACCTCAGCGGGGGTATCCTCCCCTTCAATAGCGGGAGGGGTATCGGGTAATGCCGAAAGTGCAATGATTGTATTGAGCAATTCAACAACCGAGTCCCATTCCATTTCTTCGCCAAAGGCTTGTTGCATGATAAAAAATACATGACTAGATGAAATCTCTTTTAAGACCTTGGCTATTTTATAAGCAAAATCATAAACAGGATCAATTTGCGCCATCTTCTTCTCCTTCCCCTCTCTCTCGCATGAGGGGGCATCGGGGAGGGGACAGGCAGCATCTATTATGTTAATGTTTCTGAAATATATCCCCGTTTTGAAGCACCGAAAGGTTCCACCATTAAAAGGGCCATCTAACTTGGGGCAATCTCTGCAACCTTCAATGATAATCATCTTCGCCATCACGCCCTCCTTGGTTATCATGTATGACTGATATTGAGTTCCTTGCCATGTTTTTTCACCCATTCGCGATTGCACTCAGCCTTCGCCTCCTCCTGTGCGACCGTGAGGATGGGAAGAAGGGCGGCGCGTGACTGTTTTCTTACATCACCCCATGTTTCACAGTGATAATCTTGATCTATTACCCATTTACGAATAAAATCCTCCATCATCCCCTTCACCGTCTCTGACAAAACCGGCTCAGTCATTGGGTGCCTCCTTGATTAAGCAAATATAATTAGCCAATATACAATTAAAACTCCTGCAATAAAACCACCGCAAAAACTCAAAGCTATAATCCATATAACATCTTCAATAGTGAGTCTAATTTTTTTCTCTAGTAATGTCATACCCCCTCCACGGTTAAGAGTATGGCCTGGGCACGAGGGCGAGGATAAAGATGGGCTACATTCGCTATGTCCGCATGATCCTCAATAACGTCTTTTACGGGATAGTTATGTGATAGATAAGCACCATATTTCATCCACATTTCTTCCCCCATCTCCTTGATCTTTTCCTCGGCTTGGTAGCAGAGATAAAGCTGATCGGCTAATTTATTAGGGAACGGGGTGGTTCCGTCTTTATCAGCCCAATCCCAAACTTTCATTAACAGTTCATGGTCATCCATCTTCATTATCTCATCTTTGGTCATACCCCTACCTCCTTTTCGAGTTCAGCGATACGGGCGCGGAGTTGCTTTGATTTTTCTATCACAGCCTTGTTGATTATTTTATCTACACCAAGTGCAGTAGCGGCAATAATTATGAGATCAATTTCATTGCAAAGCATCGTTATCAATTTCCCCTGCGCCTTACCAAGTGGCCCCCAATACTCCTGCTCGCGCTGACGCAGCTTTTTGATCTCCTCATCAGCTGCATTAAGGCGAGATGTCTCTTGAAACAATTCCTCACGCACACGGGAGAGTTCGGAGACAATAATATCAGCACAACTTAGGGTACGGGGTTGCCCTGGATAGAGTCTGTTATGAATGACATAATCCTGTATTTTAATATATTGCTCTCTAATCCAATCACTCGTTCCTCCTCCCCTTGCTTCCTCCAAATCTATCTCAGTCATGGTTGCCTCCTGTTCCTCATTTTTGCGATATATATTTTCCCGCGCCATTGATAGCCCTTGAACACATAGGCACCATCTTCTATACCAAGGGATGTCCCAAAATAACGAGCCAGTAAAAGCAACCACCACGGAGCAACTTTGACTTCGACATTTCCGTAAACCGGCTTCAACTTATCCATCCCCTACCTCCTTCTCCACCACTTCAGCCACCACTCCGAAACGATCAATCGCCAATATTCAATCCAATAAGATGGTCGCCTTTTACATTTTCTCGTTAACTCAGTAAACCACCTCTCAAGATCGTTCATCCTACCTCCTTGTGCGGCGAGAGGGCCAGGTTCGAACTGGCACGGGGACGGCCTTCCTTTTCGCTGGTTCTCTCCCCAACCGCACGCTGGTCTGCGTCTCCATTCCGCCATCTCTCGCCATCAGGTTGACTCATTATTTCTGTTTCTCTGCAAATAATTGGCCCTTTTCTGCCGCGTCATATACAAGGCTTACTGCCCGTGCCATATCCTCTATCATAGTTTCATAAACATAAAAATTTCGATAGTCATCTTCATCTATAAACTTTTGAAGAACTCTTTCTAACTTTGCTCGTAATTCAGTTTTCATTCTCTCTCCTCCTTGGCGGGGGTTACTTCTCTCCCCCTTCTTTATCCTCAAGCATTGATCGTACAATGTTTGCCAGTGCTGCTATCGCCGCCCCTTGATTCCCAAAGTATTCTGCAACCGTTTTCCCGTTAAAGGGGCGACCATCAAAATTCTTTGCATCGTTTTTCATGTCATCTGCTATCATTTTTAAAACCTCTATTTTGGTTCCCATCTCTCATCCTCCCTTCATTATCACTACCCCACACCGCTTGCAACGGGTGAGGGTTAATTGTGTTTCTCCCTACTTTTGATAAGTGCGATATACGGAGAGGGCCGCCTTCTCTGCGCCCTTGCGTATCTGCTCCACCGCCATTCCCAATAAACTTTTCGGCGTATATATTCTGTGGTTGACGAGTGGAGCAAACCAAACCACCACAGCACCTCAACAAAGGCAACTTTCAATTTAAAATAACACTCACTCATGGGGCCTCCTTCTCCACTCCCGCTTTGCCAAGTAAACTATCATCGGTATTCTATATTTCACAAAACATCTAAAACGAACCCACAATCTTTTATACCAACTCCACCCTGCAACTTCTTTATGAAAATCATAACTCATCTCTACTCCTTTCACCCCACCACCAAATGGATCAATCCAACCCGTGCCAACTCCGTACTTGCTGAAAAGTTTGCGCACAGGTTTCATGCTAAAAGTCCAGATTGATGGCATTACCCATATTCGAGATAGTTTTATGTTTTCGTATCTATGCGTCTGCGCCAAGGAGCATACACCAAAACCATCACATGCTTCGGTTGGTTCTCCGCATTCAGGACACCAATTTACAGGATCAATGCTTATTTCATTATCAAAAAGGTTTTCCATTTAAAATGCATCCAACATAAATTTATTATCCTGAAAATCTTTTGGTACTTTACCATTCCAGTAGATATCGCCATTCCAGGAATATTTAATGAAATTTTTTACATCATCAGCATATATGGTTATTACACCACACTTGGCTCCGCTTGTATCAAAGAGAACAAACTTTATGTGTGTGGGGTTCCATTCAAGGCAATTTAATTTATATCTTTTCATCATATGTGGTCTCCTTTTTTGCATTTTTTATTTCTCCCTTCTTATCATCTGTTATCTCTGCTCCAATAATCTGACGACTGCCACCAAAGCCAAAGGTTTCTGATAAATATCTTTCTACTTCTGGCAAATCAACCACAAAGGTTTTCATGTCGTGGTCGCACTCTCCGGCGGGATTCATATAGTTGCCTTTAATGATTATACGACTCATTTATGCTCTCTTTCTCGCCTCCTCGACAATGCGGGAGAGGTCGGCTTTCAAATCTTCCTTGCGATAATAGTGAAATTGTATTTGATCCCATATCCGATCTACTTCATCATCCAACCCCACAACTCGATAGTCTCGCTGTTTCAAATAAGCAACTAAAATATCAATCAAAAATTCTCGATCTCTTGAATCTATTTTGGTATGATGCAAACAACCATCTATCATTGTACCTAAGTCATTTCTAAGTTCCTTGGCGTACTCAATTTTCATCTCATCCAGCGTCTTGCTCATCTACCCACCTTCCTTCCCCTCCAGTTCCTCGATGCGGGTGCGAAGTTCCTGTTCTTCTGGATTGCCCTTAACCCATGTAGTTAATTTTCTTAGCCACTCTATATATTCTCTCATCGCCATCACTAGTTTGGAAAGACGTTGGTTTTCTACGATCAATTCATCAACCATTTTTTTGTCATAACCAGTTAACCCTTTGGCGACACATTGTGCCTCTTTTATATTAATCACTATTTTTCCTCCAATACTCTGCTTATTTCATTTTTAATGAGATTTGCAATATAACCTGCATCACATATTCCAGTGATATTATACGCCTTACAGATTCCTACAGCAACCCTTTTTAACCAAGAGGGCAAAGTCATACCCTTAAATGATTCTTTTTCCCATTCACTTGTCCAAGGAAATTCAGTGTCCTTTAATGCTTCCTTTTGTAACATTTTTTATTTCTCCCTTCTCTATGGAGTTTACAATCATTTCATTCAACCCTGCTAAAAACGCAGCGTCCCACGCCATTGCCGCAATCCACCGCATATCCTCTAGGGTAAAATTGCCATCATAGTTAGGACCATTTTTTTCTATCCATTCTTCAAAGTCCATTTCGTTCCTCATTCTCCTTTCATCACTACCCCACACCGCTTGCAACAGGTACACTCACTCATGGGGCCTCCTTGAGTAACCTCATTCCATACCGCAGGATTTTTAATTGCATTTTTTGTTTGGGGGCGTAGGCGGCGTTGGCGGCGGCGTAGGCGGCGGCGTAGGCGGCGTTGGCGGCGGCGTAGGCGGCGTTGGCGGCGGCGTAGGCGGCGGCGTAGGCGGCGGCGTTGGCGGCGGCGTAGGCGGCGTTGGCGGCGGCGTAGGCGGCGGCCCTATTCTTTTTCGTATCCGCCATTAAACATTTCTCTGCCGCCCTAATTGCCAACCGAGGCTGATCATCACCAGGATATCGCTTCTCGTAAATAGCAATAACCTGCTTTGCCGCATAGATGGCGTAGCGGAGATATCGCTTTCGTTCCATCACCCGCACTATCAGCCAATTAGCCCAATCGTATTGCTTGTGCTTGATAAGGCGATTGAGGGTAATAATCGTGCCATGATCCTTCTCGCCATTCCAAGCCTGCACCGCTTCGCCGCAAGCACCCTGTTTCCGTAACCATTGTTTCGTTATGGTCTTTATCATCTCCTACTCCTTTCACCCCACCACGAAGGGGGCTACTACTGATTAGCTTGAAAAAATGCTTGCGCGAATCCTGCCGGCGTAATTGCTCTCCGCGCCGCTTGGTTGCCACTCGTAATATCCCTTATGCTTGGTAACTTCCGCGAATTTTGGCTGCATCTATATTTTGTCTCTGCATCAAGAGCAACTGGTTTTTTCTTCGGAATGTTATAGTATCCCCATAAATCTGTTTTCTTAGTATAGGGATCGCCAAAATCGCAAGGGTCAAAAGTAAACGGCGGCTTCCCTAAAAATTGTCGCAAATATCCCATTGGATTTTCTAATGCCCAAAAAGCCAGTTTATTCCGATAACGTGCTTGCCAGATAATATCAAGACAGGCAATAACCACTTCCATCCCTTCCTTGAAATTTCGTGGCGTTTTTGCTGTTGTCCTTGCCAGACTGAACATCGTACAAGGTGGAGCTGCCAATATCCCATAAACATTTTTTGGCAGACAAAAGGTTCTCACATCATAATTGGGTAATGTCACGTTTATCACGTTATATCCCTTCTCCTTGTAAGGTTTTGACCAACTACCAGTACCCCCACAAAGATCAAGAATAATTTTATCAGAGTTTACCATTTACCCTTTCACCCCTACCTTGCGGGGGCTTCAAAATGGTATTCTATCTTCAATATTTATTTGGATAAACTTCGCTCCATCCACTAACTTGAACCTGATCTTCTTGTGGTTCGGGTTATCTTTTGTAGCCCAATTCTTAGCTTTTTGGATTACTAACTCACCATTGTCTATGGTTAAGTAAAGCCTTGCCTTCTCCATGCCAAATTCTGCACCTCTCCCAAGTGATGCACCAAATTTTTTCTGTAAAGCTATAATTGCAATTCCCTTATTAAGTTTATCAAATATCTGCCGGAAGGCATCAGATATAGCATAGAAGTTATCTCCGATCTCAAAGTAGTCTATGATGTTAATATCATCAGGTCTTAACTGATTCACAAAATTACTAGCTGTTTCAATAAAGTGTACCTTCCATTTTTTGAAAGGAGTATCAAACTTAGATGCTCTTATTTGCATTTCTTCGGGACTCATTTCAGAAGAAAAATAATAGATTTCTTTATCATTCATGTTGAGTTCTACTGTCGAAAGCAAAAAAGCTGTTTTCCCCGCATTAGGACTCCCAGCTACGATTACAAGATTTTTGGGATAGATATGAACCATAGTCTCTAGGGCAAAAGGCAATCTTAGAGGAAAGATATTGTCGGTTTTTACATTCTGCCAGTCAGATTCAGCTAAAGTATCAGGGGCTTTTCTAATGAGGCCATCTTTTTTGGGGTCTTTCTCTACAATACCCTCTTGGATAAACTTATAGATCACCTGCCTTCGATAGTTCATGTCTTTAGGGCTAACAATCCCAAGTTCTTTGTCTAACTGCGAGTAGCTAATCCAAGACCCTGCCGCGTCTTCGATAAACGCTCTTATGTTTGCTTTTAATTCTTCTCTATTAACTACTATCTTATTATCTCTTAAGTTCTTTATAAGAGAGAGGGCGTAACGCTCGTATTGCTCCGGTCCTCCATCTAGGCCCAAAATCAGCGACTTAACAACATCCTCTGCCAGGGATGGATCGTAATGTCTAGTTAGTAGATAGGCTATTGATTCTATTGTCTTTTTTGCTCGTTCACCTTTTAAAAAATCGGATGAGATTTTGAACTTATCCACATGACCCCCTTAAAAGAATTAGCGTTTTTCGCGTCATGGTTGCGTTTCAAAAGGTTATGTAGCGTTGATATCATTATGCGCGTTAACATCGTTACTTGTGTTATGTTCGTTTTGATCGTTACAGTCGTTACTGTTTGTGGGTATCTTCTTTATCTTTACCGCCATGTCCTGTACCATTCTCCGGTAATTGGCTATGGAGAGTCCTAGTTGATCTACCAAGGCATAGGCACGATATAGTTTGCTATCTACTTCGTCCATGTTATTCTGCCTTTTTGAATTGTTTATGCCAATCAGGATGATCTTTAATCCATTGTTCTACTGCCTCTTGTCCGTTAAGGTGGACAACACCAACAAGATTCCCAGGGCATTTATTCCCGATAAAATTCATACCCAAAACTAAAGTTTCATCATCTTCAATCGGAACAAAGGTTACTATATTATCATCTGGCGTTGGCATACTCGCATCAATCACCCAATTTTCCCACATATCATCCTATCTCCTTTCTCAGTCTGTCTAGTTGAAGGCACTCATAAAAGACTTCCCAATACTTGCTTGTGTTCTTTATCTTCACTGGCTGAAACTCGCCGTTATCACCTAATTTCAGGATAGAAACAATGGGTAGGTGCCCGGTTTCTTCAAGGTACAACTGTGCGAGAGCTGCACCCTGCACTTTAGATTCTACATATACGTCTTTACCGCCTGACTTATAATCTACAATGGCTATTTCACCATCTACAATCCCGTCAAAATCACACGTACCCCCATATTTCCACAATTCTGATACTCTTTGGTATTCTACATGATTGGGTCTTACATGGTGTTTGTCGTACCAGTCATAGAAGGCTATTACCCGGTTCTCGGCCTTGCTTACGTCATCAGGGGAAAAATCACTAAGATCGGGTTTAATTGGATCATCCATGATGTCGCCTATGACCGTTTCTAGGAAACATTGGATCATGAAGTGGGTTATTGTGCCTACATCAGCGGCCTTATCACGGACTTTGTGAGGATCACGACCCTCCATTGCCTCACGCCTGGCCCAATTAATTAAATTTTCTTTATTCCATCCAAGGTTCTGGTTAATGACAGTAGTCACCCCACGGACGATGCTATTGTCCTTCAATCGGTATCGCTGGTGCGATTTCGTCTTATCGTATTTTTTTAACATATCATTTTTTATATCTTAGTTAATATCTTTTCTTGTATCTATTGTCTACTCCACCCTCAACCGTTAGGGTATCCATAATTTTGGAAACTTGATCTAAGGAAAGTGGAAAAAACTTATGGGCATCTACGCCAACATCAAAACTTTTCCCCCATGATTCAAGTTGTCCATGAGAATGCCCAAATAAATGCCAAGTACCATAGTGGCTTCTGTCCCAAACTCTCATGGCGTAATGAGATAAAATAATGTCGGGATTACCCTTAAAGATATGAACCCTACCGACACATTGGAATTTCTTTTTCTCCCTAGCATCCATCTTGTCGTGGCTACCCGTGATGAGAACGATTAATCCGTTGAGTCGTTCCGCAAAGTATCCATGCCGTTTAAATGCAAAATCGCCCAGATGGTAGACAACATCTCCCACAGAAACAACAGAGTTCCAATTATTAATTAACCCCTCGTTCATTTCCTCAACGGAGGAATAAGGTCTATGCGTATATTTAACTATATTCTGATGATCGAAGTGCGTATCAGAGGTAAACCAATAATTCATCGTCTCTCCATATAAACTATTTGTAATTAAATAATATAATCAATAAGGCAAATCTTCATCTTGTGCCGGATCACCAGGGTCAGGTATAGGTGGTTCTTGTGTAGGATCATGTCCCATTACAAATTGTGAGAAGGTCTTTGCCATTGAGATAACGTTATCTACAATAGCCTTACGATTACCCTGTTGTGCGTTGTGTATCTCTAAATCTGTGGCTACCTTCAATACACTTTCCCTACGGATCTGATCCTGTTTGTCTTTGTCATAACTTCCCGATTGGTTATTACCACCTACCTTCTTGATCTGTGTGATATTGTGAAACCCCTTATCGTTTGTGGTAAATTCAAAGTCAACCGTGTCTCCCTTCACAAGAGTAGATTGCCACTTGTCCTTCCAAATGCTATACCATGTTCCCTGAACCTTGATACCTACATACTTGTCCTTTACACTAATCGCTTCGATCTTGGCTTGCATAATGCCTCCTTATCTCTCGTTTAGCACAGGGTGTGAGATACCCATATCTTTCTTCAAGATCGTAATATTCGGCTTCTTTAGCCTTCATTTCTTCTTCAAGTTCATCAAGCCATCGTTCGTAATCAGGATCATAATTCATGCTAATTTCTCCTTGTAATGGTTAATCAATTTCTCCATTACCATGAGATAAAAAGTTTCTGATGTTTTATGTCCTTCCGGTGATTTCTCCCACAATCTGTAAAGGACATGACGCAACCGTTGTGCTGGAGTCAAGGTATCATCAGTTTTAATCGGAGGTAATGAAAGTAGATCATCAGCCTCAATTTGCCTTATGGCGAAGGTTAAATGACCTAACTTGTGTAACCATCCCAAAGTAACCGCCATGTGTTCTGCTGGTATGTTCTCCTGCGTGTCAAAGATTACACGCCACCAATGAGACATGGACTCTACTTTATAAAGTGTAGCCGGAACCTGAAAAATATCTGCCATCACATTCCCGCCTTCCGCATCCTGTCTAACAACTCAGGGGTCACATAAGGCGACCTTACCCCATCATCCATCGTGGTACTTATCACCTTGATTAGTTTCAGTACCGCTACCTTGGCCCCTTCTTCTTCAGGTGATGTAGGATAACGTAAATGCTCATAACCATCAGTCAGGCGGATGAGTAAGTTCTGATACCTTTTATCAGCGTGGTTTGTGGTCATAAGTAGTCTCCTTTACTTTATTGTTATAGGCAACACAAACATCAAGGCAATTATTACGGCAGATATTATCCTGGTAAGTATCATGGTTTATAGCCCACGCAGAACGATCTCGCCGCATATTTGGCCCAATTTTACCTATCGGTAATCCCTTTTCTCGAAGATAAATAATGCAAGGGTAATGGTTGCCATCCCATACTGCCATATCATCTAAGACGAGTGGACATCGGTTGTTATCGTTCACGGTTAATCCACGCATAGGCTTACCTTGTTTCATATTATTTAAACGATAAGACAAGATGGGGAAGCCATTTGCCTTGATGTTTAGATGGATAGGAATAGAATTGTTTTGTGCAGCACTTATAATTCTTATGTCTGCAATACCCCACTCGCTTGCCATACTAATAATTTTTTCTACTTCTTTTATGTTTTGATTTGTAACTACGATGCCGATTGTTGCGTAAGTAAGTTTTGATATTTCCTTGATATTATGAGTAATGAGATTAAAATCTGCCATTCCGCCACTCATTAAATTAGCAGTTGATGAACAACAAGCATCAAGTGAAAACGAAAAATCATTTACACCAGCATTTACTAATTGATAATATAAAAAAGGGGGGGCAGATCCATTCGTTGAAAGGGCTATTCGTTCTATTCCACATGCCTTGGTATATTGCACTAATGACAATAAATTCCCCCAAAGCGTAGGTTCTCCACCACTAAAACGAACATTTTTTAAACCATCATCTGCCCATAAATCAAGAATGTGGATTGCTTCTTTTATAGTTATGTCTTTCCCATCCATTTTTCGGCAATAAGGACATTGAAAATTACACCTAGAAGTAAGTAAAAGTTCACATCTCCACAAACGAGATGTTGCAGAACAGTTTCTTGCTCGTTTATCTGCTAATGTGTAGAATCCAATATCTTCTAACTTCATTTAAATATCCCATTAAACTCGTCATTCGTCATGTGACACCAAAAATGTTCATCATCTTTAAAAAACATTACCGCCTTATGATCTTTTTTAGGAACAAAGGGAATGTGTTCACTCTTGCAATATCCTACAGCTAATTTATTTAGAATACTTTTATTTCGTAGCATTAAATTCCTTCTCCATTTGAATCCAAAAATCTCTAATGGTATTCTTACCCGATATAAAAACCATGTAAATTGTAAACTACTAATATGTGGTATCAAACCAGTCGCGCTATCTTCTCCCCACTATCAGGGTCAATCAAACATTCTTCCTATCACCTTCATCGTATTGACTTCGTAGAGCGCATTGTTCCCGCATTCTTTGTTTGAACAAAACAAACCCGCAGGCATCCGTTCTAGCCCGCTGAAGTATTCAAGCTCGGTATCACACTTGGGGCAGCAAAATTGACCATCCTTATTAAGATGATCGAACGGATTTAAAACATCCTTCTTCACCCTTAGATCCTCCGGTGTGGGAGTGAAATACTCTCTGAACTCGTGGTCTTTTTCAAGATCGGCTTCCATTGGCTACCCCTCCTTCTACCAGATTGTTACACCAAGCATCCAGCATATAAGTATAACCAAACCAGCCATTATCCAGGGAGCTAACCACCAAAGTTTGCTCATCCCGCTAACCTCCTTGGCCTCAGTGGTTTATTAACAAGATACGGATCGGGGCCATGCTTTTCTTCCTCGGTCATTGAATCCTCATGTTCACTAGAATCATCACGTTCACTATTTAGAGAACAGTCATTATCAGTAAAAACAGGACAATGGGGATCGCGGTACTCAATATACTTTTTGTCAGTCATGTTAGTCCTCACAATCCGAGTTTAGGTTTCATCTTTTCCCATATCTTGCACCAATCTATTTTTTTAATAGCAAAATCAATAAATTCATTATTATCAAAAATAGAAAGTTTATTGATAAGAAAATCTGTTATTTCTTTTGCGGCCTCTTCATATTCATCATGCACAGGTGGAAGCTCACAGAGTTCACGGAAGGTAAGTTCCTTATATAAAGAACCGCATTCTTCTTCCCCCTTTCTAAAATAGGCAATTGAACCATTAGCTATTGTATTGATGGTAATAGCACCCAAGATCGTTCTGGGAAAGTTTTGATCGTAACCAGGCCAACGATAACCCTTGCCCAACAAGACCTCTACTATTTCTCTTCCTATCTTCTCATTCCCCATCGTGTAGATAATGTACTTCTCACTCATGGTGTCCTCCTTTTAGAAATTAAAAACCCTTCGCACATGCTCTATCGCATGTAACCCATACGGGATTGCTATTGAGGCCAGGATTGCTAAAACAGCTAAACAGATTAAAAGTTCTATGAGGGTGACACCCTTGTTTGACATAGTACCTCCTATTTCTCTCTTGTAGATAGAGAGAATCGCCTACTTTCCCATCTATAAGATATGGGTCTGTGTATCTTCATGTGTTCTGACCTTGTAGTGACTTCAAGATTATCAGGATTATCATTCATCCTATCTTCATCTTTATGGTGAGACATTTCTTCTTTTGCTAATGGTCGCCCTAGTTTTTCTTCAAGTACCAAAATTGCCCTCTTTACATAAAGTCCATTGGCCTTAGGATGTCTAGGATTATAAATCCAAAAATAACCTTGTGATATTCGACATTGTAGAGGTTCTCGCTGTTTTTGTGGCAAGCGGATAATAGCATCGGTTTTCTTTCTAGTGGGAATATCATATCGTTTAAGGGCCTTCCAAACACTTTGACGAGACATATTGATTAACATGCCAATTTTATCGCAAGAGAGTCGTTCGTCAATGTATTTCTTGCGTAACCAGTCTTTGTTCATGCCCTCACCCTTGGTCTGTCAAAGGTAGCACTTTTGCATTTTGGGCAAATTCTAACTTCCCGTTTTCTTGGAATCCACCGATACCCACACTTAAAGCAACGTAATCTTCTAGGTAGTTTTATGATCTTCATACGTGTAAGTATTACCTGTGGTATATAAAAATGTCAAGGAGATTTATGGAGATAAAACAAACTATGGAAGGGTAATTATCGGGAATAATTGACTAAAATTGATATAAATATTTCTTTTCACAAGCTATAGTGAGGGGTCTATCCACACATCTTCCGGGTCGGGTATTGGTATTTGATATTTTGTCGTAATGATAAGTATATCCATTACTATCTGTTTGATGTCCTTCTCATGGCGTTTCTTTTCCTTGACGAGTAACCACAGGAGGGCTTTCGCTTCTTCCCTGTTCACAATACCTCTTACTTTCTGCTCATCTGCCATTTATTATCTTCTCCATTAAGCGGTTTACCCCAATTACTCATACGACAATTTCTCGAAGTTCCTGAATTTTGCCCCCATCTATAATGAGACTTAAAAACCCTAACTCATTAGGTGGAAATGACCCATAGTTACTTAGACCATCCACGTATGCCTTGTAGAAGCTCCCTGAACACCCATACCACCTCTGGTCGGGGTTTATATACCCATGCCCCATATCCCCTTGTAGATAGTTCTGCTTAACACCATCGGGGTTATCTACAAGATAAAGTCTTTTACTAGGGGGTACGGCAGCTAACCAATGGGCATGACCACAAACTTGAACTGCGCAGTCTCCCATTTTTTCACTGAGGTATAGCTTAAGCGCGGACTTTTTGTTTGCCTGTCTCTGTTCCCAATCTTTAGCGTTAGAAGTAAACCGCTTATTCCTATGTTCTACCCACATATTAAAAAGTGGTTGCCCATCATTAGTAAAGATTATTCTTGCCTCTTGTGTGCCATAAGGAATATTGAGATGATCTTTATCACAGATATATTCAACAATATTACCAAAGCGGTGTATCTTTCTTTCATGGTTCCCACACAATCCAACAATTAGCTTACTTCGAATTGGTCGGAATATTTCAACAATATCTGCGGCCTGTTCAAGGGGTATGGGATTAGTACAGGTTTTGGGATCAAAGCGTTTATCGTCCACCATAATGGCCTCAATCCAATCCCCCATGTGAACCATAAACCTATTTTCTTTGCTTGCCACATAATCAACCAAATAAGCAATCCCATCTTCATGGGTAAATCTGCTACCATAATGTGTATCACCTGCAAAAACAATTTCACAATTAAGGGGCAAATCTTTGGTAACGCGTTGCATAACTTACCGCCTCTCTGAAGTTATAGTCGTTACAGTTGTCGCAAGTTCTATTTTCATCTTCTAATAAAGGCGTACCACATCGAGTACATAACCTCATTTCAATACGTTCCTGAACATAAATAGGGTTATTCACCCTATTGCGTCTATTGTGAACTTCATTACATCGTTTACATTTTAATTTGCCTGGTTCGGCGGGACGAGGACAATGAATACATAACCCCTTTAAGAAATGGCGTTTGTTATAGTTAAAGACTTTGCGTTGTCCTGGTGTCATAACCTATTGAGCAGGTTCACCGATTTTATCAAAGCAATCCGTAATGTAAATATCCTTCATTTTGAAATTTGCCCTTAATTTGTTAATGTCGGCCTCACTAGCGGGAGCGCGAAAGCAGACTACATTATCAGGTTTATCCCCTACAATACATATCCTTACCCATTTTACCTCACTCATTACGGGAGGATTACCTACCGTTGGACAAGTGCTAGGGATATAATGAGTGGCACAAGCTGAGAGGATAAAAAGGGTTACGAGAATAAGCAAAATTGATTTCATAGGGTCTCCTTATTGAAGAGTTTTCATAAAACCATTTTTCTTCAGATTCTTTACAATATGTGTTGCCAATAATTCAGTTTGCTTTAACCTGATATCGTGTTTATTGGCAGGATCAAATATGCAATCATATTTTAGAATAAGGTTTTGCACGATCCTTATAGCCCTTTGGTTATATTGTATGGCGTGAATGTTCATATCCCCTCCTTAAAATGGTGCCTCACATGGTTCTATGGTTACGTTACATTTACCACCTTCACAGATTATCTGAGTAGGTGGGCAGACAGGTATGGTATCCTGGCACTCTTTGAGTAGCTTTTGATAAGATTCAATTACCTTCTTATCTCCAGTGCGTTGTTTGTTGGCTACATCTGCCTGATTCTTAATCGTAGCATCACGTTGGGCTACTTTTTCTACTTCACCCTTGTACTTGGCAACATATACCTGACCACGATAGAAGAATACGACACAGAGTAAGGCTAAGATTACGCAACCAGCGGCGAGATATTTAGTCATGGATGGTCACTTATCCCCCTTTCCGAAATAGTATTAGTAATTGTAGCGTTAATACCATTACCATTACTGTAATCACCACTAAGATAGTGTTTATACATATTAGCTCCTGTAAAGATAGCGGCTGCGGCTACCCATCCCTGCCAAGGCAATTTACCTACCCACAAGGCTACACAGGCAAAGATAAACATCTGATACTTGGCAGACTTTAAATCAGCAATAAACTTAACGGCATTGATAGAACTTGAGATTGCCTTGAGGATTTTCACTTTTTGCCTGTGATAATTATTATATCTCCATAATTGTTAAATATTGAAATGATAAGAACAAACGGGCCGCCAAATAATCCAGCAAGGAACCATGCCCCAATATCATCTAATGTCATTGATCCTCCATTACGAAAACGGGCAAAGAGTTCTATAAATCCGCCAAGCAACCCACTACCAACCCAAATAAGACCTAACAAAATACCTATGTGCATATTTACCTCCTATGCTAGAAATAATTCCCTTTCAGCGTTCCTTCTACGGACTAATCCCTTAACTACCTGACCTCCGGCATAGACCCATTTAAGGAACTCATTAGCTACTTCTTCTTTTGGTTCACCCTTGTTAAGTTTATATCTGAGAGTAGATTTTTTGAGGTTGTTCGCACCCAAATTAAACGTGAAACTGAGTAGCGCGGAGAATTGGTTATCGTTAAGGCCAACTTCAATAAGATCGTCAATGACGTTATTGGCTTCGGCAAGATCGGCCCTTAGTAATGCCTCGGCTTGCTCCTGGGTGATACCATCTGAGAAGTCCTCACCTTCTTTGACCAAGTGTCCATAAGCAATTGTCGGATATCCTGCTACGTCATGGTAAACCTGGAGATAGCATCCTTCCCATTTTTTGATAAACTCAATGGCCTTTTGCGGGATGTCTCGCATAGTTCTCCTTATTTCCTTATCCTACAATAGTGATTCTTGTTATTGTAGTATTTTGACTTATCTTACAATAAGTAAGTTCCCCACCCTATCCCGCCGCCGATCAGTTACTTGATTAATAGCGGCTCATGTGACCTATTAAGTTTTTTATTAACCGCGTTTGCACCCCCATCACAGGGATTGCGTCCCGACATGGGCGGGACACGCGCGGTTTTTTGTCCCAACAGAACCTGCGTTTTGGGCCTTCCTTCTGTTGGTTCGTCAGGCCACGCATGCCTGATCTATCCCCTTCCCTACGCGCAGGGTGGAAGGCTTGGGGTATCTCAATTACTCTTCCTTCTTAAAGATTCCCGTAATAGTCGCAATGGCACCTTTAACCCACGCTACGATTGCCGTGAGGCCGAACTTCACCAATAGAAAAATAATGCCAATAACGACTACGGCAAAAAGAACTCCTAGTTTAAACATACTATTCTCCTTTCTACTTACAATATTTCTTTTGAGCTTCTTCGGGATTCTTCCAGTATTCACCTAATGCCTTTGAAAGTTTATCCCAATTCTGCGAAACAAAAGTTGTACAACCTATTTTTACTGAAAAACCATTTACTACTTTAATAATATGAACTTCTTGAAATTGTGGCGTAGGTGTTGACATGGGCATCCCATTAGTTGCCCCGACCCAATTTTCTGGTGTAATTGCCATTCCCCTCTCCTTTCTACGTTGTTGCTTCTTGGTTTAGGTCGTGAATAAATAAATCCAATAAAATCTTATCTAACTCAGTTGCCTCTTTTGATACCCATACTACTTCTGCCTTACCATACTTGGCTTCGATCATAGCAAATGCCCTTTTCTTATTACCTACAACCTTAAAGAGCAAAATAGCCTCGACAAGAACATTACCATTATCAATCTCTCCCCACGTTATTACAGGGAATGGCCCTATAGTTCTTTGATCTACGGGTTTTTGGGTAATCCATTTGAGGAACAGATTATCGGGGAAATCATCCGGTAGACCCTTGATATCATTTTTACACAGGGGTTTCTGGTTAGGGTATTGAAAACAGGTGTCTTTCAGTGGGGTTGCACAGCTTACTATAATAAGGAAGGAAAAGACGAAAATGAGGTATTTGGTCATTTCTATCTACCTCCTAGAGAGATAGAATACCATATCCAATATACAGGTCAAGGCGTTTTCAAGATTTTCATTGATTAAAAATGAACTTTTTGATGAGTGAAATCATACCTATACCAAGATGGTCAAAAAAGAACAACGCTAGGACTACTAGGGCTATCCCCCCCCTGATTATCCATTTTCGTGCCCATAAGCTGCCATGATCGTTTAACCTGCGGATTCCATGAAACATAATAGCATCCCTTTGGGGGGCAGACATTTTGACAAAATCATCAATCTTAATATCAACTGTCATACAGTTACCATTGGTCTCATCTTCTAAGAGTTGTTCGATTATGTTTTTACCTTTCCCCATTATTCTCCGTCCCTTCCGTTGCGTTCATTTCTACCCCTGAATCCCCGCAGACCACTCCATGTTCCAAAGTCTCTTATGCCGTTCTATAAAAACTCAAGGCCCCCATCGTAACGGCGTAATTAGAAGATGCAGTATTTTTTCCTTTTACACCGAAAGTGATTGACTTTATACCTGCTGTATTTATTTTAATTCTCGCTTTCGTTGCAATATAATTAAAATCACCACCACTATATAAATCAAATAGTGCAACCTGTTTTTTATCAATTTTTATTTCAGCATTCCCTGATGCACTGTTTTTTTTACAAAATAATTTACAGGTATAAGTACCAACGGCAAAAAATGCCTTAAATATAATATAATCGCCATCGACTAAACTTGTATTCCAAATTTCACCATATAAGTATTGAGTTGCCTCTAATGCCCAACCCCATGTTCCTTGCCCAATAGAATCATAAGCATACGGTAATATAGTAATATTTCCTCCGCTACTATCTCTATATGCATTAACTTCTATAATAGCATTAGATATTTTTTCCAGCTCACGGTTAATTTCCGTAGCAGCCGGTAAAGATATTCTATAAACTGATTTAGTCAATTAAGCTCCAAAAGAATGAAGAACTGTGGTCGTAGAATCGGCGGCATAAACCTTTATACCGGCTATCTTGACCAAACCCGTCCCACCCCAGATATCGGGAATCTTGGTCAGGGTTATTTCTGCCCCCGTACTGGTTAATCTCGTAAAGGTTTCTGCATCATTGGTATTAGTCTGAACCTCACAATCTTCTTTTCCTATGTGGCTTTTAATCACTGCAACTGTCATTTTTCTCCTTGACTTTTCCCTATAATGATATATAGTTTAAAATTATGATTACTTTAATTTGCATAGTGATTTTCTTAGTCTTTTTTGTCGGTCCTATCGTAGGAACCCTCATTACTAAGGATTAACTCCTTGCTGTAGTTTCAATAATGGGGGTTTTATGCCAATCTCTAACAATTTCGGTATGTTACCAGCACTTTCCCTAAAAAGCCATTTCTTCATCCAACCCCTAGGGTGAGCTAAAGAATGAGCCATCTCCGTTTCAAAACCCCATGGAACTGCGAGGCCGGGTAGAACCTTGATTGAAATCGGCAAGCCACCGACCCCTAACCACCCAATGGCCTGTTCCATGGCTGGTTTGGTTCCGGCATATCGTTGTAAATCTCTCGCAGCTAACATCATCTGATCAGCATAGTTATTTATCCCCTTGGGAATTTCCGGTCTATCTTTAAAAATAACTTGTAAGCGTGGCATCATATCATCAACAATCTTGCGAAATTTTACTGGCGAAAATATATATTCCTGTTTATCAATATGATAATCGGTTGCTCGTTTAAACATACCCTCCACTACTGCGGTATCGGCAAATCGATGAACCTGACGCGATTTCTCCATAGCAGTTGTATAGGCATCCCAGACAGGTTTCCCCGTAGTTTCTTGGATGTGTTTCATATCAAGTTCAACCGCTTCCCTAAGAGATCCTAAAACAGCTTTTTCTTGCGGGGCTAATTTATTAAAGTTCTTTCCCCAAACATTCGATGAGATATTATTGAGTTGGCCAAATTGTATTTCTCCGGTTCTCGCCAGATCTTCCCTGAGAGCAGAAAGGGCTTTTTGCATACCCTTGTTTCCGGTAAAATAAAGAGTATCAAGATTTCCCTCAATAAATGCTTTGAGGTTAGGGGTAGGAACTAAAGATTCCTTCCCCCCAGCAGCTTCAACCATTTTATCAAAGGCCGCCTTTTTGGATTCTTGGGCTCCCGGCTTAAGGGCCAAAGAGGGTAGCCCCAATACTTCGGTTGCATACTGTTTATTTGACTGAAGTATCATTTCGCTCAATTTCTTGCGCCATTTTTGGAAAAACAAATTTCCAGGAGGAATCTTTTCAACTATCTTTTCACCTATAGTCCCACGGGTAATTGGCATACCTTTTTCCAGTAAACCCTGGGCAAGTTTTCGTTTGGCTAGATCGAGACCTGGCTTAAATGCAAGTTCCGCACCCTTCCCTATTAACCCCCCGCCCATCTCCGCACCAGCACCATAGAGCATTTCTTTGCCGATGTCATAAACCACGCTTGGTATGGTCTCAGAAGGGGCAGAAATTGCGCCAGGTTGCCCTGTGGCGAGTTCATGTTGCGAAGTAAGGTGTTCTATACCCATTTGAGCAGATTTACCTACGCCAGCCCCCAATCCTGCACCCAAAACCCCCCCAGGGGGTCCACCAAGGGCAGTACCCCCTGCCCCACCAGCTATCATGCCGATAGTTGGCAATTCCTTTGTTATGTCCTGATCCGAAAGCCCTGAGAGTAACCGTTTCTCAATAGGGTAAACTGGCCTTCCACCTACTAAGAGACTCAAAACATTAAAGGTAGGTTGTGGAGTAGTCCCCGTAACGCCCTTACCACCAGTATCTCCTCCACCGACCATAGGAGTAACCCCTAAAAATGTTTTAGAAAACTCTGAATGGTCCATATCTGAATAATATTTTTTGTGCAGAGTATTCGCTAACTCGGCATCTGAAATATCATTATATTGTGGATATTGTTGCCTAAATTCCTGAATATTCATTTTCTAAGCCCAAGGGGATCTTCTTTTTTTATCCCTGGTTTTAAATTGATTCCCGAAGTTTTTGATTTATATATCCCACCCACCATTGATGTTTGAATAGTGGCAAAAAGTTCATTTAGTTGTTTTACTTTTCTCCATGCTACATCGGCGGAATCTGTCATAACTGGCATTAGGGCCAAAGCCCTTTTTGTATCGCCTTCATTTAAAGTACCCTTCTCTCCCAAGGCTCTAATCGTGGGAGCAAGAGTACCACGAATGAGAGAATCTAATTCGGTTGCTTGCGGAAAGGTCTGTAGTTTTGCCCCAACATATCTCTGGAACCCACCCGCCATTCTCTCCATTAAACCTCCCTGTTGCGGATAAACTTCTTGCATGAGGGCTTGTATTCTTTGAGCTACGGCTGCGACACCCTTAAAAGAATCGACCATTGTTCTTGCATTAGTAGTTAATCTTTTAAATCCCAGTGCGGCTAGTTGTCGTGGCGTGGAACCAGAGGGGGGTGTTTCCAGGGTATCGGGATGCACATACTCTGCCAGATCTGCATCGGGAATCGGCGTATCGGCTATGTCAAGTTTTGTTCTTATCCCCAATCCAGGACTCTTAATTTGCGTATTGGATTGCCCATAGGGATTTACAAACGCAGGAGAAGTACCACCACCGGGGGTTGCAACATCTACTCTCTGTGGCGTTACCGATTCAGGCATTATCTGTATTGGTTTCATGCTAACCGGATCAAAGGTTACCGAAACAGGACCATTATAACCAAACTGTGATCCATCTAATCCGCGCAAGGTATAGGGATTGCCAGGGTCAATATCTAAACCTCCTTTGATTGCAGCTCGCATCATAAGCGGATTCAATCCTCCCTGTTGTTGTGGGTTTACTCCACCTTGTATCCCGCCTATACCACCCTGTTGTTGAGCGATTTGTTGCGGCAGTCCCGGTGCCCATCCACCACCGCTTATATTCGTTCCTTGCGTATCGTTCTGTTGTCTACCACCACTCAGGGCCATTTGCCCTATAGCAATCCTAGCCTGATTTTGCATTTCTTGTGGTAGTTTATCTACTTGGCCAAAACCCATTTCTAACATATCATTAAATAATTTAGTCTTTCGATTCTGCTCTTTGAGCAAGGTTACTTGTTCTTGGTTTAAAGCACTTTGCCTTCCGCTTTCTTTAAAACCAAGTATTGATTGAACAATCAAACTAGCTAGTGGTACTCCCCAATCTCCCATATTAACCTCCCGCCCGTTCGCTATACCCACAAACAGGACACATATACATTGGTATTCCATACATTGATGTTAAAGTCATTGGTGTTCCCGGACCATGAACTCCATTGGGATCAGGACAATTTTTACTACCAGCGGCCAAAAGTGATTTAGGTTGTTGAACCTGTTGTTGTGGTTGTTGTATGTCTCCACCACCTTGCCCTCCGCCTATTAGCATATTAGCAATCGTACTCGGCAAACTAACGGCTCCTTGGGGGGTAGCCATTTGCCCAGGACTAACATCAAGATCACTTTTAGGCAATGAATTAGGCAATGAATTTGGTTGCAAGAGTTTATAAATTAACGACGCTATACCAAGCGCATTACTACCACCTTGATGTATGTTTAAGCCACTCATTTCAATTCTCCAATGAAGGTGATATTGTCAGTCTTGATTCATCAACCCTTTGCCCCCCATAGGTCTTTTCTCTTATGCCGTACCCGACCTCTTTTCCGTCGCAGCAGATCATCAGGGGTTGCTCAGAGTATTTCATGCCGATCTTCGGCCTAAAGATTCTTTCCCTGATTAAGGGATACACCCTTAAAGGAATGGGCAAATTTTTCAGGTAAAAACTATCAAGTTCAAAGGGGTAAGGGTATGATTGTTTTATTTCCTCCTTGTAAATCTTGCCGTTGTGTTCGACTTCCGTATATATTTCCTTTTTACGGCGATATCCCATAATGTTGATGCCGTTATAGAGCTTTATGGCTACCCAAGACCAATTCCCGCCGGATATCAAGTCCCATATTCTCTCAAAACGATCATGATCGAACCAGCCTTCTCCAAGCACAAAGTTGCCATTCTCTTTCAAGCAAATCTGCATCTTGGGGATGGAGTAATAATTTCTCCCCTCTATGTCCCACACCACAGGCTCGCACATAGGTCGCGCCTCGAACTCCATCTGGTCGTTCTTGCAGATAAAAAAGGGATGCTCATATCGTACAAAGCCGTTCAGTCCCTCAATCTCATCATCCTGCACATCGAAATACTGTATCCGTGAATCGAAAATAGACGAGTGTATTGTGCAAAATACCTCATGTCGCATCCTACCGAGCGAAGTCTTAAAAAGGGAAAAGTGCAGAAAGCGACCGTCGTTAAGGCGGCCCCAGAAATACCACCACTCAATCCCAGAGTCGCCGTGAGGATAATGATCTTCAGGAAATCTCATTTCCATTCAAAGTTCCCAATGTTGCCCATAGACCTACCCAAAAGTAGCCAAAGGGTATAAAGACCCACCCGTATCTATTTTTTTTGTAATGCCACTGCATACATTTGATGATAGGTCTTGCCATAGTCCAGTCTATAAAATTCTTGAACCAACGATATTTTCCCATTAACGGTACGGCAAATTTAGACATCAATTTATATCCCTTGGCAATTATCCCTCCCTTGGGATAGTGCTCATCCCGAAATTGTCTCACTTCTTCCGGTATTGATCCATGAGCTGCAAGGAAATTCCAACAACATGGGGCGGAACCAGTCTTGGCTTGATATTCTGTGGACAACTGTGAAGCTCCTAATTGGCCAAGTGTACCCGCAGACTGACCTAACCCTTGAATTGATAAAGCCGGGCTACCCCATGCCTGACCAGTAGCTTGATTTAATTGGTTTTGCCAGATATTAGATAATGTATCTGACAATCCACCGGCACGCGCAATGTCAACATCTGCCAATGCCTTAGTTAGTCCCCCACCTCGTGGCGTGTTCGCCAATATGTTTTGTTTGGCAGTATTATATTGTTGTTCTATGGGAGCTCGTAAACCAGAAAACATTAAGTTCGATGAAGTGGGAAATTCTCCGGCAAGTATTTTATTCCAATCTGCCAGGGTTGCCCCCCGCAAACCTGCCGTCTGGTTATAGATTTCTCTTGATTGCCGTGCCGCCTCATCTGCTAGTGCCGTACTTTGACTTGTTTGTGGATTATCTATAGATTTGCCCATTTTTCTCTCCTAACTGGTAACAAAAAATCATTGCCCCCTCCCGTATTCCCTTGAAAAACATATCAAAATAATTAGGTATTGGACCGACAAACTTAAATCCCCACTTATCGCAAAGCCTTAAAACCATGTCATAAGATTCTGGCGTATATACCAATAATATTTTCAAGTATGGGTAAAATGTCTTGTTCCAGTAATCAATTACCAATGCTCCCCCACCTGGTATGTAATGATTCAAAGCACAAAAATTAGCCTCTGCGGTTCCGTGTGCCAAGTTATTCAACCAGGCAATTCCAACCACTCGTTTATTATCGATCACCAATACTGCATAAATATTCGGATTCTTCCAGTAAGCCAGCCAGTCATCTAAAGTTCTTATACAACCATCATGGAATGTCTGTCTTATGCGGTCTTTCGTCATTAAGATATCAAAAATCATAGTCCATACCTCATCTGAGATAGTCCATTCTTTATCTTTCTCAATCATGGGCCACAATTGAAGATTGTGTTTCATTCCACCTCAACCGAATAAATATCTACCTGACCCGTACCCGTTATTCTCATAGATACTCGATCACCATTAGCTTTAGCAATAAGTCTCTTTTTTGTATTTCTTGACCCAGAGAGTGTGTGGGTCTGAACAGAAACACCGTCTAAAAGCACGAACCCGCTTGCCGTAGCTCCCGTTCCTACGTTTACATCATATCTTGCCCACCGAGGAAAATACTTTCGAAGGGTGGAAGAATAATCCATGGTCTGTAGTTTAAAAGAGATTTCATCTCCATCATCGGTTGTCGTGTCCTTATTTTCCAATTCCCACACATAGCCACTCGTATCAACTGTAAGAAGTCTATCATTTTCATAATCTATCCCCACACAACGGAAGGTCTGCCCATAGTCATAATGCGCCGATTTACCCGTAGAAAGGTCGGTTACGATAATGTTATCGGGATAGGTCGAGCCGTCTTTGGGATAGCCGAAATAGAGTTTACTTTGAAAATAAATCAGCCATGAGTTTGCAGTGTTGGTCGTGCTTATTCCGGGAATATCCAGTACCGTTTCTCCAGTAAAAATGGGGCGAAATCTCTCATTGGTTACATTCACGTCATCACTACCTGTAAAGAGATAAAGCCCATCATTACCTAAATGGAATATTCCCTTCCCGTGAATTGGTAAGAAACAATAAGGACTTATTGTTCCTGTAAGCGCAGATTGCGGGATAGGCGGGGAGAAGTTGTCGGCACCCGTACCAGAAATGTTATAGATTTGTTCTGTAGAGGCTACATAAATCTGTCCGTCATAAAAGCACCCTGCCTTGAGTGGAAATTGGACAGGAGAAACTTCTATGTTATATTCGGTTGGCCAGTAATCGGGTTGCTTTTCGAGACAATAATACAAAAAATTATTGTAAATGATAAAACACATCCCGGTTAAAGAAGGCCCAAAAACAAACGAACCAAGGGGGGGTCTATTGTGGTTGGTTAAAACTTCAGTGCCTAACGATGTATCGGCAACATAACTTTCTAGATATATCGGTTCCCAAGGGTAAAGTTGTACGGTATAATCATTACTGGTAGTATCTATCTTTTCCCATACGAATATCTTCTGTAAATCACCCGTAGAGGGCGCGTTGATATAATCAAGATATACTGTTTGGGGCGATGTAGTACTATTGATGATCTTAACCCCAAATTTTTTTACAGCATTTCTATCTGATGCTGCAATATCAGAAACGTCCCATGATTTTTCTACCCACGACCCGGAAGCAATAGAAGTAATCTCTTTACTTTGTTCGTCATAATCGGTCTCTCCAAAATAAAGGGTATAAGCACTACTTCCCGATTCTCCATAATCTATTAATATTCTAGTGCGAGTATTATGGACTAACTCTGATTTACTTAGACCATGAAGAGTACAGCCTGCCTGAATACTGTCGAGCATAGCAACAGTAATAGCACTTCCACCAATGGTCGTATAATGGGTATATTTTTCCTCCCACACCCCTGGTGTTGTTTCTGTTTTTCCTTCATAAACAACACCACCGCTTTTAATGGCTGTTTTTGCAGTACCATAACCGGCGGTTAAAATCCGCATGTAAACCCTGATCCAATTAATAATTGTATCAGAAGGCAACCCCGTGTTTTGCATTTGATAAAGATCGCGCAAGGAGCCACTAATGGAATAATTAAAGGTCGCAAAGTCATCTGGGGTTACTTCATCTATATTTAAATAATTGGCAACGGTGGGATATGGTGTTTGGTTTGTTTCGTCTCCTGCGGATGACGGGTAAATAAATAGTTGGCTCATTTTATATGCCTACCAAACCATTCAATTCTTGAAGTCCCAAATAATATCTGTTCGCCGGAATATGGTAAAAGGATTTCTCCCGCATATTTCCACCAAGTATATTTTTTTGTTAAATCAAAATGATGCTTAACAAGCGTATCATTTTTTTTCAATATAGAAGTAAGTACACATTTCACGTCGGGAAAAGTTTCAAAACCATCCGTTACTGCTCTGGCAAAAACCTCGACTGAATAACCTCTTAAAAAATATTTCGGAAATATACCTATTGAAACCAAAATATATGATTCTACCGGATCTCTTCTAACTGAGGACCAACCCACTAATATTTCATCATCATACCAAGAAATTACTCGTTCATTTTTCACCGGCAATCTAGGCCAATGACCGCCGTAAGCGTTTTTGAGAATATCGTAACCACCAAGGGTTTTCGCAAAATCTCTCCACAAAACAACAATATCATCAGAAATAATCAATGATTTCGGGTTGAGTGCCATCAGTTTATTCTATATCTAAAGTCATAAACGTAATATCTTGTTCTGTTGTTGGCTGTGTCCACCCATAACTCTTTTCATATTCTTCTATGGATGTGACTTCTATCCCTTGCACTATTTTTCTGTTAAACAATTCAGTTTCAATCCCAATAATCGTTTTCTTATAGCCTGCCCCTTTTTGCCATTGCATATTTGCTTCATGGGCAATTTGCAAATAGTTTGTAGCATAAGAATCGCGCCGAAAGGGAAAACTTAAAGAACTTATCGTTGGTTCCTTTTCCCGTATTACAAGTCCACCGATAATTTTATTCTCTTGTAGAAAAATCAATATCGTAGCATTGCAAAGCTCCCAGTCGTCTTTGAGAATCTTTAGAGCAAGTTCTTTTCTTGGACTATCACCCCATGAATTAACGGCAGCATCCCTCAACTGCGGAAGATCGCTCTCTGCGGCCTCCCTGGCTACATATCCCCCCTTCTCAAATCTCCACCCTGGTACTGTTCTTCTTATGGGCCAATCGCCGATATTATTCAAAACGATCTCTAGCGTATTGGCTAAACGAATATATTTATCTGTCTCCCCAATCTCTCTGTCGCCATATAGGGTTTTAAGTTTTTCTGCGTAATCCCTACGATCTATTCTAATAGCTGTGTATATTTCTTTTATCCCCTGTGATAGAAATATCCCATACATCTTCTTTGATATCTGCGCCCAAAACCACTGTGGTAATCTACGCTCGACATGGGTATCAAAACCGGAATGAATGATATTGGTATCTATGTAATGAAAGGTATCCCATTGTATTACTCTATTGTCCCATATTACCTTGATTGCAAATATCGTCTTGTTGCGTAACCATGCATCTGCATACTTCTGACATTCTTCTTCGGTATAGAGATAGCTCTTTCTCAAAAGATCGAGTAAAAAATCCGTATCTTCTGGTGTCGCCAGAACTATTTTTAATCCCGGTTTTATATCCCCCACAAGACCTCTTTTGATTTCTTGCAGAACAAGAGTCCTGTTCTGTTCGTAAAAATCCTGATAACCTTTAAATCCGAGTTTTATAATATCTTGCATAAACTCGGTAGACGTATCTTTGGCTCCGGGTTGTGTTTGTTCCAACCGATATTTAGCAATTAATTCTCTTGCCTTAAATATTTTCTCAGACATAAAACCACGCATTTAAACTATTATATGAACTTAAATCAACGGCGGTTGTTATAGTATAAACAACGATAGCCGTTGTCGATTCCGGTACGATTATTTTCAAAGAACCCGCGCCTTCATATTTAGTAACAGTGTTTATTGAAATGGCAACCCCTGCGCCGGATGCTATATCCCAGGTTCCCGTCCCATCAGATAATGTATCGCAATAAGAAATAACTTTTGGTGATGAACTGATAAGAGAAGTACAGTGATAACCCATACCGGTCAATAAACCATCTTCCCATAAATAAGTATAGGAATAATCTATATCACCCATAAAATTCAAATCTCGATCAAAATAATAATGCACCCCGGAAAGATCAGTGCGATAAATCCTAAGTGTATTTATATCCACATAATTATCCGGTGGTGTAATTTTCATATTTAAGGATTGATCGGTTAAAGATGTCGTTTCTGTGTTTGCTGGAGAAGGATTTGACTCTGAAATAACTATATCGCCGTCTTTTTTTGCAAAGGAATATTCGGCATCATAACTTCCAGTCAATCCGGTTTTTGATCCGGCAGAACAAGTAATAGGAAATCCGGGAGGTTCAAGGCCCCATTGATAAATATCAGTGCCGGAGATTCTTATTCTGTCTGCACCATTAAGGGCATAAATGCTTTCTATGATAGAATTATATGGATTGTATTTTATGGCACTCCAAGGAAAAGTACTATATCCTGTATCAATCGGGTTTTCGTTTTTATAAATTGTACCGCCACCAAAAACATACCTATCTCCATTTTGCTCCATAAGCAAAGTCGGAGTAGTTTGGTACATTGTTGTTGCATTTATCTTGCTTGAACCTCTGCGGGTAGAAGCAACACCAGATTTATCAAGATGCAGGTTGGTGCAACTACGCATCGCCCCAGAGACTTCAATCTTATCCGATACCTCCTTGGGTAAAATAGAAGAATCGGTAGCAATGTCCAAAAATCCGGTTGGTATAAACTTTAACGACATATTACCACATCCTCAAAAGGGGTCCCCCATAGTGTCATATTGATTTTGTAACCGTACTATCAGGTCAAGTAAATCACTCACGGATATACCCTTGGATATCTACTGGGAAGTCTCGGATGGGGAGAAAGACCCATCTGTTTCTCTCCACCTATCCTAAAATCCCTGTCCGACATCCTGTTATTTTTGAACTGCTTAATACCGGCAATAGATACTTCCTTCCGCATCTGCCAGTAATCCCTTAATGACGGAATGAAACCATCAGTATCTGCTCCATAACATCTCTCTAGGGTAGCCTGTTCTACTGTCGGAATCATAAAAGACACCCACCAGGTCAATTCATCATCCCAGGTATCTTCCTCGTTATCAACATCATCGGGAAGTGACTCAAAAATCATAAAAAGATGCCCATCTGTATCAATGGTGTCGTAAATAACCCCATAGCCTGTTTCATCAAAAGCATCTTCTTTATAAGAAATTATTCCATCACTTGCTGCCGTACCGAAACTTTCCGAGGCATCGGTTAAAAGCCAGGAGGCGTCATCCCACGTTACACTAGATGGTCTCGGATAAAGCACAATATGATTATGAAAGAGATCAGGACGGTAGTAATTTATCGGTTCGCCAGTAGTAGTACGATAATATGAATCTTCGAGTGCGATCTGTTTTTCGCTCAAGGGATCGACTTGCCGTTCGTCAAAGGCCACAAATTTAGCCTTATGAAATTTTTCGTGAAGGGGAAGTCTCACAACATCCGCAGGTGTGCAGTATTCAGTTTCCCAAACATAAGTCACCCTAGACCCATCATCGGGGGTGTCCATTGATGTAAGATAATATCCCGGCTCCCAAGGATAACAAACTACTACATCCCTTTGTGTCCACTCATAAAGACATTTGTATTTATCACCCGCAAGGTGTTGATATTCCCAATCGTATAAATAAGAGACCGCATAGAGAGGGGGATAGCGATAGGAATGAACTCTTTCGATGTAACCTATCTTCTGTGCAACCTCGATTTGTGCATCATTCCAAAAGACCCTTATATCTTCATCGGACCATATATTATTATCAGGGTCTCGGAGAAATCTTTTAATGCGAGTTAATGATTGATTAAAGGTCGTCATTGTTTCTTATTCGTTCTATACCCGCCAAATTGGTGAATCTGTTCTGCATACCAGGGGTGCATCTTAGCCAACCCCGCCGTTTCCAGGGCTTTTTTGAACCACTCAGTCGCTCGTTCTGCGTTACCTATTGAGGCATAAAACTCACTCACTGCTAACTGAATCGTCGCTCGCTCATAATTCTCCCGTAACTTAACAGGGTCGGTGTCGGTGACGTAATACTGGGGTATAACCACACAATCCAAATCAAGCACTATGTTTGAGCTGGATGGTTTCATGTAAATACCGACTACATTGTATCCTAGGTGAAAGTATGCCTCCGGGGGGCCTTGTATCTCCATCCACCGGGGATCTTCGTTGCTCAACTTACCTACACTCGTCTGGCTTAATCGAAACTGTCTTTCTCGATCCCATGCCTGTTTAATGTACCCAAAATGGTCCCTTTCCCACTGTAGGCGGTAAAACTGACAATCCTCGCGCAGAGGGAGAAAATAAGTCTTCGTATAAGACCCCGTTACCATGCACATCAATTGGATACTTAGATTCAGGCTATCCCGTATCTGCGCCATGCCAGTTGTGTCATCGGTGAACACATCGGGAGAAGATACATTCTCCCCGATTAGTTTAAGGACTTCTGTCTCAAGATCGTTCATTGGTCGCTTTATAAATAAACAACTCTCCAGAATCTAAATCGCAAACGCTAAGACCCCTTGCAAACAATGGAGGATCAAAAGAATTGTATGTTGATGGCGTACCATTCGTCCCTGGAGCATCTACAGCATCCTTCCAAACAGTATGACCAGACGCATCAGTCAATTCTGCTTTATGTCCTGCGGTGGTAAACCCAACAAATTTGATTGCCGATATTGCGATACTTTGGCTTGCTGGAAATATTTCTACCGCAGCGGTTACGGTATCGCTATATACTCTTATGGGATTTTTGTCCTTTGTAATAATTGGTGCATTAGCCATTCTTGATCTCCTTTCTCGCTATCACCCCAAATGAAGGTGTTGGTCTGCGGGGAAAACCCGGAAGAATCATATCTAGGGTAAACCCAGACTTCTGAAGCAAGTAAGTCAAGTAATCGGGGGAATAGCACGATTTATGAAACTGCCCTGGTGTCTCCTGGCCGCCGTAAATATACAACTCAATGGCGTGCCAGTTTACTTTTTCAAGCGCAAGAAAAAAGCGCAGGATGTTTGACATATCCGGGCAAGAAATTATTAAGTAGCCCCTTGGATGCAAAACCCTGTACCATTCCTTTAACGCCTTCTCTCTTTCGACATAAGTAAAATGTTCCAAGAGGTGGTGCGCCTCTATCAAGTCAACCGACTCGTCTTTATATTCAGACAAGTCGAGCGCATCCAGCTTCTTGTTGGCCTTCGGATTGTAGAGATCGCAGTTTGTCAATCCCTTGATTAAAAGAGTCCCACAACCTAAGTTCAATCCGACTGTCGACTGTTCCCTTATTTTCTTTACATATTCGTCTATGAGGGTATTGTCCATGAGTTTGAACTCACTGGATAAACCCCACCGTGTAGGGGCGAGTTATCAATATCGAAATTGATAGCCTTGAAAGCCTGTCCCTCATCGACGAGCTTTACATCGTGGACAATCCTCATATCATCCGTGAAGTCCGTCGCAAGCCTGTCCCTGTTAAAATGGGGGTCGTGCGCTGCCTGTCCACTCATCTGGCTGAAGGTCTCCGCACAAATCCCAACCCCGGTGACGGTCTGCGCCCAACCGAACCAACGGTAAGTACCATCGTCCTTTGGGCAGATGAAAATTGTCCTTTTAAGTATGCTGCTCATTCGGGTCTATACCTCCTTTAAATTTTCCTCTTTTGCCTAAAGCAAGAGAGGGTATAAACAACTTATTCCTTACATCCATGTGAGAATGCGCTAATCTTTCATTAAACGCATTAATTGCCATGTTGTATCCCATCACATGGGCTGGCCTTTCTCCTTCACCCAAATACCCGGTATTTAATGGGTCGTGCCAAAAACCACCACATTCTTTAAACCATTCCAAAAGTCTCTCTGACATAAAAAACATTCTACCGTGCATACCGGCAGCCGCAATATCCTCCGCACGATTTTGAAAGATATATGCCTGATCTACTGTAAGGTTGGAAATTTCATCCCATATCTCGCTATCACCTTTGATCTCATAATCCTTAATGGTAGGAAGAATCGCTACATCATCGTGAGTAAATAGCACATTCCCGCCTTCCCAGATATTCATCAGGTAATGATTGTATGCGCCAAACTCCAAACCCGTATTAGGAATCACTACATAAGGTAAATCTACAATTCTAAGCATTGGATCATTTTTATGCGCTACGATAAACACGGGATGTTTCTCTTTGATCTTCCACATCTCAGAATAAAATCCGTCGTAGAAATACCATCCGCACACACATATTTTCATCGGAGCATCCCCGTCTTTACCCAAAACAGTTTATTGATCGTATAAATCCCACGATCCATTAAAAACTTACCCACTGCATCGTGATCCATATTAATATGTTCCGGGTTTACGGAATCCAACATAATAAAAAAGTTTGTTACTAATATTCCATCGTCATTCATTCGGTTGCAAATATCGCCCATGATCTCTCGCCAGTTCTCTAAATGCTCTATTACATCAAGCATGAGAACAAAATCATAGGGGCCTTTCATTTCCCAGCCGCACTTTATCCCCCGTTTCTCTGCACGCCATTTTGTGAACTCATAAGCCGGTGTTCCGTCGAGATCGACAAAATCCATCTTGTGTCCCTGCATAGCCAATTCAAAACCTGTCGGGGTTGAACCACATCCAAAATCAAGGCCGTATCTACCACTACCAGCCAACGGCGCAAGAAGGCCGAAAATAAAGTGCATGAACTTGACGCTTGTTAATTTCCCATGATAGAAACATTGTCTTGCTAGTTGCTCATAACCTAATGACTTGTAGTAATCATCATGGTTGGGGTGCATCTTAAAATACACAGAATATTTTTTGTCATACTCGTATGCCATGCGGTTGATTTCTTCGAGGTCGATTTCCTTCTTCATTTTCATGGACAGATATTCCATGACATCCATCCTGTATAAATTTATCACCCCGCTTGTATCAAGTTCGGTATATTCAACACCGGGCTTTACACCCTGAAGCAAGGACTCAATATATACTTTATGGCGGTTTTTCGATGTGACAACTAATCTGTTATCTTGAACATGACCTATCTCAATCGAAGTATCACACCAGACCGTATAACCAGCTTCCTTAGTTGCCTTGCAGACCTGAATGTCAGTCCCGTATTCAAACTCAGGTGCGAACCACGGAGAAGGAATTTTTTCAAATATCTCCATCCGGCACAACATACATCCGCCGCCGGTTACGTCCACCTCTTGAAGTTCGTATTTAAGTTCGTCATCACGGTACATGACATAACCGCCGCCCTGTGCTGCCCTCAACAAAACCGGCCTACAGTCCATGCCCCTCTGAAAATACAAGACTCCCACAATCCCACGTTTTTGGTCGGCCTCTAAGTGGGCAATCAGTTTCCTTAAAAAATCGTACTTGTCAGTCGGCTTGTTGGAATACTCATATTCGAGAACGTGATCGTCATCCAACATCAGTAAATAATCTGCGCCGACTTGTATCGCACCCTCGACAAGCTGATTCCTCGCCCTAAACTGTTCGGCCTTGCTTCTGATACCGATAAAAAAGTCATACTCTGGGTATCTTCTACCGAGGTGAAAGGCGAACCGCATCATATCTTCTAGGGTTTCCGGTGATACTCCGTTATAACAAGACATCCCTATGAAGATTACTTTTTTCCGTTCGGGTGGCTTTTCTAGTATCATTCTTTACCTTCAAAGAGCGCAAGAAAATCGGGGTCTATGCCCCACTGCTCCATCTCCCGTTTTTCTTCCGGGCTAAACACCAAGACGTTCCTAATTTTTCTTCCGCCGCAATGTTTACAGCAGCCGTATTTTTGTATATCACTACGTTCAAGCAACTTCTGACAACTGTCACACCTTACAACTGGGTCACTAAAGGAACCATCTTTGTCATATTTTTTCATTCATCCTCCGAAGGAGACCCCGCCCGAAGGCGGAGCCTCCGTAGGTTAAGGGTTAAAGTGCTTTAATAAAAACCTTCTTCGCAGCAGCCGCACCTGTAGAATAGGTCTCCATACAAAAAGCGCAGGGGAACTTTAAAATCTGATTACTGCCGGTCGAAAAATGAATCAAGTTGAAAGCTGCGCTGAACGTGCCCAATGCACTCCCAGCCGCAAGCCCGCTTGACCCATCAACCAAGGCAGCACCATGATATCCATAAACCTGCACTAGACCATACGCATCAAGTGCTATCGTTTCTGCTACAACTCCGCATATTCCGAAGCCGTGAGTATCCGTAGATGACGGCTTGGTTACACTGACCCCATCGGCATCAGTTGTATAGTCCCACTCGGCAACCTGTCCATTAGTAAGACTCGCCGTGTCATAAGAGTTTTTGACTATAACAAAAACCTTTTCGGGGTCAGTCTGGCTAATACGCTGAAATAACATTTACTCTCCTTTTCCCGGAGGGGGCAGCCCGTGAGGGCCACCCCCAAGATTTTTGTTACAGGGCCTTAATAAAAATCTTCTTTGCGGCTGTCGCACCCGTCGAATAGGTTTCCATGCAGAAAGCGCAGGGGAACTTCAATATCTGGTTGCTGCCCGTTGAGAAGTGGATAAGGGCAAAAGACGCACTAAAAGTACCGAGTGCGCTGCCAGCGGCCAATCCACTGGACCCATCCACACGGCCTGCCGAGTGATACCCATAGACCTGCACTAGACCGTAAGCATTGTGAGCGATTGTTTCCGCCACCACACCGGCCATAGCAAAACCATGAGTACCAGCGGGTTTCGTGACGCTGACACCGTTTGCGTCAGTCGCATAATCCCACTGTACCGCCTGCCCATTGGACAGGGAGCCGCTAGAATAACTGTTCATAACCACTACAAAGACCTTTTCGGGGTCTGTTCTGTTGATCCTCTGAAATAACATTATTTTTCTCCTTTGTTGTGACTGTCGGCTTGTGCCCGTTTTGTTAGGAGCATTACGCCACTATCGTCTGAAGGATATACCACGCTGCACCCAATTTCCGCAGGTTGTTGGCAATCGCATTACCCATAAAGAGTATCTTTGCGGTTCTTGCCGTCTGGTTTTCCGGCTCTACAAAAGGTGTCGTGATAAAATCCGTCTCAGAGTCAATTACGAGTTTGTAAAATTTTGTGTTCACAAGGAACACGGTCCCGTAGGTCAGCGTAGTCGTACCGCTGTAAAGGTCGGGAACCAGCTCATCCCAAATAAATGTTGCGGCCTTCAGTTTGATTCCGTCGAATCCCATCGTGGCGAGGCTTTCATCGTAGTATCGTTTGTCGTAATCAAGTGCGTTTTCGTAGGTCTCGAACGACACCTGATCCCCCAAAAGAATATTGGGGCCGGAACCATCAGCACCGCGCGTACAATAGTTGTAAAGTCTGTAGAGAGCGATCTTATAGTCCCTCAAACTATCTACGGTCATGCCAAACACGCCGCCCGCAGGAGTAGAAGCGGTTGTAAAGTCTGCTACACGTGGCCGCCACCAACTGTAAGTAGCACCAGCTATGTTTCCCACATTACCGCCCGAAACGGGATCGGTAGCAGGAGCCTTGCGGATTATATATCCCAAGGGGTTAAGGTCTTTCGAGCTGTTGCCGGGGACAAAAGTGGTAGCTGAAACAGTCCCCTGTACCAACTGCTGATTGATCGCCTGCTTCATGGACATTTCGGCCTGCATGGTTTTCTTCTCTAACAAGTTCAACATGGCCGATTCGCCGGAGTTCTGTCTTTCCTCTTTGCGGGAAATAGAGATTGTTCCGCCGATTTCGCGCCACTCATAAAAACAGGTCGTCATGCCGTCTTGTGGGGTTGTGTCTAAGGTTTCATAGCCTGAATAGCTTTTAACGGTAGAATTTGTTTCGTACATGAGGGGCCAAGCAATTCTCTCCCCGCCGTTCTGGTAATCTATCCCACCGTTTTTCTTCAGAGCTGCCAACCACGCGCTCGACCTAAAGATGTTGTCCACCATCGTCGGGCGATAATTAAACAACGTAGTTGATAACAGGCTATCGTAATAAGTGGTATAACTTGAAGGTGCAGTTGTCGCACCAGGATTTCCCATTAACTTCCTCCTAGCTTATTTATGGCGTTAGACCCTTTGAAGCTAAGTCGGCCTTCGCCTCATCTACTGCTTGCTGAAACGACGGCTTTCCCGCTTTCGCAGGGCTTGTAGGTGCCATACTACCTTTCCCTTGGATCTTTGCCGATTTCGCCTTTGTCTCCATCTTCTTTAACGCATCCTGCACGGCACGCGATTTAAACACTTCTTCCGGGACACTCATTCTGTAAAGAGCAGATATATCATGAGCAAGAGTCGGATGTTTTTTCAGATTTTCCGTCATCTCATCCTCATAGATTTTCCAGTCTGGGTCTATGTCGGCTAGTTGACGTTCCGCATTAGTAGTAGCAAGGTTCTTTACGTTTTGGAAGACCGGACCTAAGTTCTGCATTATTTTACCCATCATCTTCTGCTCAAAAGCAGTATAGAGTTCCGGGTAGGACTGCGGCTGCCAATCTGGGGCGAATGGTTCTGACTCTTCAACCCCTGCCTGGGGCGAGTTGCCTTGCGGCACCATTCTGAACCCATACTGTTGAGCCGCACGCTGTAAGTTACCAGGTATGTCCTGCATGAACGCATCGTAGGCTTCGATCTTTTCTTTCTGCTTCTTTAATCCCTGTGTTTTCTTTGTGAAGGCAGCCTGCAACTGTTTATGGTAGGGCAAAAGTTCAGGCGGCAAGTCCTTTGGGTCGAAAAATACATCAGTATCTTCCGATTTCGCGGGGCCTTTGGGCTGGTCCGCATCCTTGGTTTTGGCTGTTCCTTCTGGCACTTCGGGGGCTGTGGGGCTTGTTCCCTTCTCTGGGGCCTCTGGGGTGATCCCTTCGGGAGTGCTACTGGCTGGTCCCTTGGGTGCTGTTACGGGGCCTTGATCTGACATAAAAAATACCTCCTCTAATGTTTTGTGCGGAATCACCGCATGATTAAACACTAGGGAGGTTGATGAGATGTGCCTAGATAACCTATGCTTTTATCTTAAATCTTTCACATATCGCTATTATTAAACCCGCTATATGCCTATAGAGGGCTGGTGATTCTTCTCGTACTTTCATCAATAAAGCAAGTATGGCATGTTCATCAAGGCTCACTTCTGCACTAACCCTCTTTCTTTAAGCAACTGTTTCTTGTGCTGTCTTGACTTCACCAATACCGGTTCTGGTTTCGTCTGAGATGCCATGTGCGGGTCTAGGTAAGGTTCTATATCACAGATTATGTTGCTCGGACTCATCAATCGCTCCATAATCGATTCACATATTTCACACAATTTAAGTTTTTCATCCATCTTCGCCCAAATATCTTTTCGTTCACCACAGAAAGGACATAAGTAATCATAAATTGGACTCATGTAATAATTTCCTTACTTCTAGTGCTTTTTCATTAACCCACGGTAGTGAATATAAGTCTCGCAAAATATCTTGTTTTATCTGTTCTATCCGATAATTTAAAATATCAAGCTGATCTAGTCCCTTTCCATTTTTTAATACATTTTTATATTTTCTAAAATAGATTCTTCCATTTCTATTCACTAATCCATAGATCCTGGGATAGTCTTTTTTGCCCAATGTTATAGAAGCGGTCGCTGTTTTCCATTTATACATCAGGGCACCACGAAATTGTCACAATATCTGCACAAAATATCTTGCGAATCATCAAGAAGCCCCGCCATCACTTTATTGTATTCCTTGCCAAAAAATAACGATTCATAATCTATCTGGGTTAAATTTCCTAAAACATGTTTCATCCCGTAATCATTACAACATAAAACCACATCACCATTGGGAAGTAAAACATTTTGCCTGAGATTTCGGTTGCAACTAATTGTCCCCAGTAATTTTTTTGGTTTCTCTTTCCCGTTGTTTCCGGCCCTTGAAGCAATCCACCATCTCTCATATTGAAATTCCCCAAACAAAAGTTCCCTATTGTTATCATTTAATGATACAAATATCGTATTTGGTATAACTTCTTTAACCCTTCTCATCAACTCGATATATTCCTCGGTTATTTCTATTTCGGGAATATGTACCGTAAAAGATAAGAAGGGAATATCTTTAATACTCTCAATATCCTTCAATGTTACACCAATAAGGGTTGTAAACATTGATACTGGATGTTTTGACTCATAGGCATATCTAACCATCTTTCCACAAGATGGATTAAGCCAAGGTTCACAAAAACCTGAAAAATTAATATGCACATGCTGTGGTATTTTGTTTAAACAAGTCTTAAATGTTTTCAATTCCATCTCAAAAATATCAGATACCTTCTTATATGCTGCCCAAAATTTATCTTGGGGGCAATAATAACATCTATTAATACATCCTACCTTTGTAGTAATCTCTATTGCTTGCATCTCGTTTAATTACTTTTTTCTCTCTTGTAAAGCATTATACATCTTCTTACCCATGATCTGACCAATCTTGTTTAGCCAGAAACGATCTTTTATGTCATCACAGAGTACCATATATCTCAAAACCTTGCATATTGTAGGATCATCATTGGTTAGAAATTTCGTCACGTTGTAAAAATTCTCATCCAAGGGATATTTAATATGTATCGGAGCGACATATTTATCAAAGTAGTATGTCTGCACCCTGAAGCCGCGTTTCTTGCATTCTATGTCAAATTCTTCTTTAGTCATGCCATATTAACCGTACCAGCCCCAGCACCCGTTATACCACCTCCGGGAACTGTGGTACTGCCAGCCGCCGAACCCTGTCTTCCGGGAAGGGGCATCTGGCCGCTCATTATCTTTTGGGCCATCTGGTAGAGTTCTTCAATTAATTGATCGTCGTCTATGTGGTGCATCTCGGCTGTTTTCTTTAAAAGCCGCTTGCTGGTAGCCAACTGCGGAGCTGACGCTAGAAGGGTCAACCACGCAATAAATTGTTGTCTTTCAATTTCGGGTAGCCTCGGTGTGGTCGCGCCCACATTTACGCTATATTCATATTCACCTTCAATATCTTCATAATGAGATGGTTTGACAAGTTGCCAGTATTCTCCTTCTGGACCTACTACCTTGATCGCTTCCTCAGAAGTCAAATGCACCTGAATCAACTGGTCTAACTTTCGAGCAATGTCACGGACAAAATCTATCACTAGGGAAATCCAGTCACCTTCCTGGACTTGTAATCTTTTCTCGATAATACCAGCTTCAGTTGCGCTCTCTACACCCCTCCCGGATTTGCTCTGATTGGGCCCGACTGACATGAGGGTAAGTTCATCTCTCAAAAGAGCTAATTCCTGTATGGCCATCTGATTTGTCGGAAGTTCGCGGATAGGAGAAACCACTGCATCGGTTGCGGGGATTTGGGCACGAATGATAGTACCATCTTCACCAACCTCCAGTTTATCGATTTCCGTCTGTGCATCATTAAAGGCCGTTTCATTAACGACATACTTCCGGTTCGATTTTTTCCTTTGCGTGCTTATCTTTGATCGTGCATCGCAGTAATCTCTCTGGGGGTCTAGCCACTGACTCACTGGGGGTACGGGATACCAACTATCATCTCGCAAAGTAAATCTAAGAGTGCAGAAGGGATGATGTTCAATACCCTTGGGCACTTCTTCAGGTTTGATGAGAAATTCATCGTTGCCTTCTGCTACCACCAACCATTCTTTTTCCTTGGGGTCGTAAATCTCCCACTCTACAATGATGTCAGCTTTCTTATCTTCTTTTTCAGTAGCGGAAACTTTCCCCGAGCCCTTCTTCCTGAGTTCCCGTTCCTTGTCAATCTTGTCGTTAACCTCGGTAGCCTTGAGATTCTTCCTGACACTCTTTTTGAAACGAGTATCTTCCTTCGCCTCAACAAGCGGTCTTTTGATTCTCTGAGCGAACCACCTAACATCTTCATCAAGGGGTCCGGCATCTTCATCTACCAAAAAATCGTCGGGGTGGATTCTTTCTAAAACGTATTCTTCGTTTACTGGAATAGTCTCCGGCTCCTGAAGAGCTTCACCGTCATCATTATAAAGAATAGTTCCATCTTCATCGGTAATGTAATCACCAGCAGTCTTATTCTCTAAAATCTCTGATTGGTGTCTGATCTTAAAGACCCCATACTGAAACATCGCATCGAAGATCGAGAGTCGGGTCTTTGTTTTGAGGTCTAGTTCTTCTTTGTAGTAATTAAGTAAAGATTGCCTCATTTTGCCCTTCATCTCATAAAGGGCCACACTCATAGGATCTGGCTTGTAACTTCGTTTCAGTTTTATATAAAAATAGGGGTCGGCGGCATACAGACTCGGAAGCATAGCCAAGAGATTAGAGTAGATTAGATTGATCGTAAGCCAACTGTCTGCGGATACATTTGCAGGTCTTTGTTTGCCCTCAAAGTATTCGTATGCCATCGCCACCCTAAAGGTTTCGCGCCACTTCTCGCGTACCTCTTTAGCGCGGGAAATCTTTTGTAACCACTTGTCTACTGCTTGTTTCTCTTTTTCAGCCATCTAGTCTAGCCAGTCCCATCCAAAACTATGTAATGGAGTCGGTTTTGATTCACCCGTCTTAGTATCCTCAAGCAATTCGTTTAATGCCTTAATTGGTAGGGTGTACTGACATTTCTTGTGATACTTCTTGCTTGATAACGTCGTTGAGACTGTTCCATCTTCTATCCTAGAAAAACAGTCTTTAGGCTCAAGAAATGGTCCTGGTAGAGTCCCACCGGCAAAACCTACCAACCTGACAGGTGCCTCAGTTTCGTATTGGCGGTCACTACCTTGTGTAAGAAATTCCACAAATCTTGTCCTTACCAAATTAGACTTCCACTCCGCCCAAATCATTTACTTAACCTCCTCATTTTCTTCTTCCCATTCTTCCATACGCCTGACTCATACTTATTCCGCGTTTCTCTGCATACCTCTTGGCCTGGATGTACTTCTGTCTCTCTGCCATGAAAGACCCCGCAGGTGGACCCTGGACTTGTACTTGCGGTCTGAGAGGACGGAACATAAAAAAGTACCTAGTCTCATCATAGATATGGTCTTCCTGGTCTGTATCTACATCCTCTGGGTTAAGGGGTGATTCTCTAATTTCGGGGATGGTTCGCCACCAGTGTTCGCATTCTTCAGAAATAAGAACCATCGGTAGTCCTTCTTCATCTTTCCTCAACCTCGAATGAAACTGGTGTTTACCTAAAATCCTGTCATTGTCACCTGGCAGCCAGTGTATTCCTTCCCTTGCCATTTCCTCCGCTACCGAAGGCCCTACAGTTTTGTCTTTTCTTACCCGTTTAGACCATATCGAAGGATCAGCAGGACCAGGCCGCACCACCTCGCCTTTTTCTCGTTCCTTGATACCCCTGGCGATCTCGGTTGCTGACATCCGAAGACCCGCCCACGCCCGCTTCTGTTCGTCCCGCTTCGCAATGTACCATTCTCTATATCTATAAAGCTTCCCATCAAAATCTACCGCCCACCATCCGATGACTCCCGGTGTTGCGTATCCCCAGTCGAACGATCTGAATTTGTGCCATTCAGGAGGGATCTGCAAGTCCTTGGGGTTGTAACTGTGGACATCTTTATTGAGTTCTCCAAATACCTGTCCTTCAAATGCGTCCCAAATACCATATCTGAGACGCTTGTAATCAATCTCAGGAAGTGCTTTGAGACGGTTTTCATAGTCCGGGTCATTCTTAAAAATATAGGGATTATCTTCAAGCAATCCTGGGATGTATATACGAGAAAGCCCAGTTTCGGGATCGATATAAGTTTTTTCTGGGTCCGTAATGGTAATAAACCGCTCTTTAACCCACCCGTGTCCAATATCGCCCGGATTAGATGCGCTTCTGACCATCGGTATAATTGATCTATCGTGTGGCGAGCGGACTCGTGAGAAGATATAGAGGTACTGGGTAATGCTGAATTCTGTGAGTTCATCGAATCCTGCGTATTGGTATTGTTGCCCCCTATGGTTGTATTTGTCGTGTTCATGTTGCATGTGTCCTAATTGGATTATCGAACCCGCCGGGAAATACCATCTGTGTTCCGTTGGTCGGTACTCCGCGCCACGCACTACCAAGGGATATATCTCCCGTGTCCGATCTAAAATTTCCGTAAGTCTGGGATAGGTACGCCTCAACAAAAGGGCACGATAACGAGGACGGTCTACATAACGCAGGGCTCCCATGATAAGAGCATCGGTTTTCCCGGGTCCAGCAGCCCCGCCGTAGAATGCTTCGAACTCTGTCCTTTCGAGAAATACCCTTTGTCTGTCGTGTGGTGTCCATAGAAAACTCATGCCGTCGCAACTTGCTTATCCTCTTTGGGCTTGAGGGCTGGTAATTCCACTACCCCACTTTCTTTCCCTTGATTATCTTTAGCATAACTTTCTTTGGTAATAAGAATTTCAGTTACAAGTTTAAATGCCATACTACGTTCCTTGGGGTCGTTACCATAAAGAAAATCAACCAAAATATCCTGCCATGCCTTACCAACCTCTTTACCCCTAGCCTTGAGGGCCTTCAGGAGTTTCTTTTTTTCTATTTCGCTAACAGGGGTCGATTTCCTACCGGCATCTTCGCGTAATCCACCCCAGTTGGAGCTTGTACCGTCCTTTTTCACCGTTTCCCGCGCCCCATTGACCGCCTAGCCTCGCTCATGGCTATGGCTATTGCCTGTTGCTTGTACCTGGTTTCTTCATCAATCTCTTTCTGTTGGCTTAAACCAAGTAACAAATCTTCCAATGTAATCCCCTCAACAAACGAAATCTCATTTGATTCTAATTTGCCATCTAGCATCTGATAAATAGTGATATATTCTCCCTCTTTAAGATCCCGCTTTGCCCATCCAATCATATTCATATCTTTCCCCGTTTGTGTAAACTTCTATTTACTGCTCTACTTTGGGCTAGGGCTTTTTCATAAGTATTATGACCACCACCATCTAGAGCAATTCCACCCTTATTTTTAGCAATTTGGCCAGAATTTTCCTCCACAACCCTATATTTCCCATGTGTTTTTATGACTGTTACTGGCATTTTTTCAATAATCTCCTATACTTACCTTAAAATTGACAAAAAATAATCAAGATTGGTGAATTTTCGAACGCACGAGGCG